TTATTGCAGATCAGTAAATGCAATAAATCGAACCGACCTAAGTACCTTATTTATATATATAATATTATTATTATTATTATTATCATATATATAGTGTATTACTGCCCCCCACCCCCTACCCACCAACTATGTATGAGGGGGGTGGAGGGTGAGGAGTATAGACGCCCCCCAAGGTACTGCAAAAATGCAATAAATACACAAAATACATACCCCGTTGAAATCATTGACAAATACCCCAATGTTTAATGATGCAATAATTCATGCAGTTAATCACTGGATGCTTGGAGCGAACCAAGCCATCGTCGGACGGCCCCGCTTCCCTTCGTTCAGATTGCGGCACTCTATGCCCCTGTCATTCGCCAGCGCGTCCAGAACGTCTCCACGTTTGCGCCGATCCATATTTGCGAATGCCCCCACGCTGCGCGTGATCTGGCTCTCTGTGATGCCCCCCAGACCCGCTGTTTCGATCTTGGTAAATACCGCCTTGCAACAGGCATCAAAGGGGCCGTCTGCCATATTGGCCTTGAACATTTTGATGGTCTCGGTAGCGTAATGCTCGACGTAATCTATCGACCACTGCATTGCATCCAGCCCGATACTTTCCTGTCCCATAGACCGCGCAATGATCAGTGACAGGCGCATGGCGATCTCTCTAGAGCGATTGTACATGGCCTCCAGCCCAGTGCCTGCCTCTGCCCTAATGGCATCCACCAGACGCTCCTCGTAGCGTCTCAGGATCGCCTTGGCCTCTAATGTGAATGCCACCTCCATTGGTGAGGGCGGCACATCGTGAGTGGAGCCGGGGTCTAGCGTGCCGTTAACGGCGTTAGCGTGATCGCTGGCCCAAGCCTTCAGCCGCTCTGAAATTGTGGACGTTGTGATTTCTTGCGATAGCTGCACCCCGATATCTGTCTTCACGATCAGGAAGCGATTTAGCAGCCCAGAAGCCACATCGCCCCCGCCTATTGCCTTCATAAATTCGCTAGGGGTGGACATCCCCACCAGCGTCAGTGATGGACGCCTGACCACCTTCTCCAGCTTCTCAGCCTCGCTGGCCTTCATTGTATTGGTTGCATATCCAGCCTGCCGCATGACGCCGTCTGTTCGTCCGAAACACTCCATGATCGAAGTCAACGCATCTGCCTTGTGCTGCATCCCCGTGGCCGCTGCTGACTTGAGCATACGGCCCATCTCGTCAATCACGCTGACGTGAACTGGTTTTTTGGTCAGGGTGGACATCACCCCCGCCCCACTGGTGTACCCCGCTGGCCCGATCAGGTCTTCCAGCCCAGCCTCTTCCAACAGCCGCTCCAACACGGTCTTGCTGTGTTCTTTGCCCGATCCTGTCTCGCCAATATTCAAAAGATACAAAGATGAGAAATTACGCTGGTTTGTCACCCACCTACGCCCCATAACAACCGATCCAAATGCCAGAGCCGCCTGCACCGCAAACTGCGGCTGCGGCTTGATGGCGGTGATCGAATAATAGTTGACCACGTCTTGCAGAACGCCCGGTATCGACAGCAGATGATCTGGTATATTGCCCAGCGGCTCGGCCTTGGCTGCTGGCTTGGACATAATGGACGCCGCCACCTTTGCGCCATGCTCAATGGCCTCCTGATCGTATTCGTAATCTGGATTGTTGCTGACGTTTAGAAACGCAGCGGCGTCTTTCACCGCCTTGGTGACGTTGCCCATATGTTCGTACTGCGTCCAAAGCTCAAAGCAATCAAAGCTGTGGGCGCTGTCAAAGGGATCGGATGCATGGTGACTGAAGGCGCGGCCATCTTCAAACACCTTCACCCCCGCCAGTTTGGACGTGCTGTTTGGCGACAGGTATCGATCCTTGGCGGTCTGCTTGTAGCCGTACTGTTTTAGCAGGCTGTGCATATCGTGGGCCTCGTTGAAGGCGTCGATGACAGACGTGCCGTCATTGTTCTTGGGCCGTGGCTTGCGCGGTGGCTGAAATTCTGGCTCACGCCGCCAAGGGCAGATGGCTTGCATCTGTGGCCGAAATTTATCCCACTCTCGCCAGATTGTGAGAAGCTGTGGCGGTAGTTCTGGCAATCCATCGAATATTGAACGACCTGCCCACTCGTAGGGACGGCCCGTATCTGGGTGAATTGATGGCGGCAGGACATCTTGCACGGCCCCAGCGCGAAGCTCAAAGACCACTTCGGTCTTGCGGGGATCGCCCTCAACGGGCCAACTAATTTTATGGGTAATCAGATCGGGCGGTGCCTTGAAGATTAGCTTGCCACGATTTTCGCGCCCAATAATTTGGGGTGCCGACTGCATTAGCTCTGAGAAATCTATGCCCAGTTCTTCAAAGATGAGCTTGGTGTATTCCACATGATCGATGTCAACGGCGCACGTTCCGCTGGCCCCATGCAGCAATCCCACATTATGGGTGGGGTTCTGCTCGTAATACAGACGCGCCTTCTCTGGATCGCTCAATGCCTGCTCTGGCTTTTGCCAGCCAAAGCGGGTTGGGCCTTTAGTCCCTGCTGGGATTGTGACCAAATACCAGCCCAGCTTCTCGCAATACTCTTCCACGTTAGTCATTTTTTTTGACCCTCTATTTATATACGGTGAGATATTCTGACAGCTTCCTCCAAGTGTTCAGACTGATTCGTTCATTGCCTGTCGCCACGGCCTTTACGGTGGGGTGCGACAGCCCAGATTTCTCTGCCACAACGGTCAACCGTCGATCTTGCAGGGCGTCCCGTATGGTCTCAAGAGGTATCATATTGTCCATTGTAGTATCCTTTTTACATATTTTCAAAAAAGAGCTTTACATGCTGCAAAGCATTTAGTAAAGATCGTCGTGTAGAAAAAGTGAATGTGAAAAATGGAGAACGGAAATGGACAATATCATTGTCGATAGTCTTGCCGCCGATTGGTTGGCAGTTAAGGCAGAAGAAAAGGCGCTGACCGCAATGCGCCACGCGATTGAAGAGCAAATCGCAGCGGCTTTAGAAGCCAAAGAGGAAGGCTCTATATCCCACAAAACTGAAGGCCATAAGATTACGCTGACACAGCCTGTGTCTCGCAAAGTTGATGCTATTGTGTGGGACAAAGTATCGAAAAAAATACCTGCACATTTGCAGCCTGTGAAACACACAATCAGCGCGGATGCCGCTGGATGTCGTTACTTGCTGGCTCACGAACCTAAATTGTGGGCAAAAATCGCGCCTGCCTTTGAAACCAAAGCTGGCAAGGTTGGCGTCAAAGTTGAGGTGCTTTGATGCGTATCGATCTTAATGCAAGCGACACTGAGCTTTTAATAGAAGCGTTGGATTTTAGTTTGGCTTCGACAGGGATGCTGTCTCCTTTCACTAGGAAAGACCGCGAAAGGGCAAAAGCCTTAAAAGATAATCTTGAGGGAAACATGAAAATCCCATTGTTGTTGGAAGAGCAACGCAAAGAGATCGAAAGATTGTCGAGGTTAAATAATGCGCCTGACTGATGTCGAGCTTGAGATGCTAATTGCTGCTTTGGCCTCCGTCACTGTGATGGACGGCCAAAGTAAAAGCCCAGACCAGATCAGGTTAGAGCGTAAATTAAATCGGTGGCGCGACCACCCAGACTTGGAGTTTGCAAATGAACCGCAGCATAGATGAAATTTTGGACGAGGTATTTAGCCTTGTTTTTGGGAGGGACTGGTAATGTTTAAAATTGAGAAGGGGGTGCCAATAACGGCACCCTCGCGGGTCAGGTCGGGCAAGTGGAAAGACTTGCTGGATAAAATGGAAGTTGGCGACAGCGTTCAGCTTGAGAGCCAGACACACGCTACATCCATTCGCAATACAGCCAAGCGCATGGGTCTTCTGGTGCATTGCCAACAGCAGGAAGATGGCAGCTTCAGAGCATGGAGGATTGAGTAATGGCATGTTGGGTTACTTTGAGAAAAAAAGTTATGGAAGAGACACAGACCGTTATTGTCAATTTAGATCACGTAAAAGTGATAGAGCGGTTTGTCATGGGTGATGAACACTTGGGCGGCAATAATTCAATGTTGATCTTCAATTACGTCCATGACGGATACGACTTTTTACACGTTGTTGAAACTCAAGAGGCAATTTTGAAAGAGATGTTGCTGCAAAAAGAAAAACAAAAAAGTTGGGAGGGTTGAGTAATGGCGATTGATCTAAAAACACTGAGCAAGCCAAGCGGCCAGCGGCCTATTATCTGCACTCTGTTTGGCGAAGGTGGAATGGGGAAGACTACACTGGCAGCTATGTTCAAAAGCCCGGTGTTCATTCGGACGGAGGATGGCACAGCCAGTCTTGCAGGCAATGACAACGTCAGCCTTTTTCCATTGGCAACATCTACACAGGACGTGCTGGACGCGATTGAGGCGCTTGCCACCCAGAAGCACGACCACAAAACCTTGGTGATTGATTCGATCACCCAGCTTGGCACGATGATTGAAGCAGAGATTGTTGCGGCTGACCCCAAGGCTAAGTCTATTAATCAGGCTGGCGGCGGTTACGGCGCTGGCTACAGCACGGCGGCTGAGAAGCATCGCCAGATCAGAGACTGGGCGGGATCACTCGCCTACGAGAAAGGAATGAACGTCATATTTATCGGACACGCCGATACTGAGATGCTCGACCTCCCCGATATGGACGCCTTCGCACGATACACCGTGCGTATGCACAAGAAGTCGATACCCCACTACACAGACAACGTCGATCTGGTCGGATTGATCAGGCTGAAGACATTTGTTCGTGGCGGTGACGGCGACAAAAAACGTGCGATTTCGACGGGTGAGCGAGAAATCATCTGCCACCCACAGGCGTCGAGCGTAACGAAAAATCGGTTTAACATCAGTGAGCCTCTGGCCTTCACGTTTGACCGCAACCCATTTGCAGATTTTGTAGCAGAGTAGAAAAGGAAAACTCACATGGAACTGAACGGATTTAACGCAGCGGCTATTGAACCAGCCGCAACATACGAGCCGCTACCATCGGGAAACTATTCGGCAGTAATTGTCGAGAGCGAGGAAAAGCCGACTAAGGCGATGACTGGCAGCTATTTGCAGCTTGGGCTGGAGATTGTTGAGGGCCAGTATGCTGGACGCAAATTGATAGATCGGTTGAATTTAAATAATCCGAACCAAATTGCAGTTGACATAGCACAGCGCACTCTGTCGGCCATCTGTCACGCAACGGGCGTTATGACGCCCAAAGACAGCAGCGAACTGCACGACAAGCCTCTGGTGGTGAAGGTGGCGGTCAAGGCCGCAGACGGCCAGTACAGCGCCTCTAATGAGATTAAGGGGTACTCAAGTGCCAAAACCAATGGTGCTGCTACAGCGGCCCCTGCGGCGGCTCCAGCGGCGGCGGCAGCGCCACCTTGGAAAAGATAATCTGTTTTACGATGGGGCGGCTTTTGCTGCCCCATTTTACAAATAGAGAGGAGCCAAGATGAAACGTAAACTTGTGAAGAAGCTATGGTTGGGTAAATTTGTCTCTGTCAGAGATTATGAACTCAAAGATGCAATTGTCGAGGGTGGATTGATTATTGACCATGAGGGAGAGCAAATGCATCTGTCTGTCGAAGATTTAAAACAGATTACTCCATCAGGAAAATTTCATAAAGCCAAGTTCGCTGAATACGTTCAGAGCTATCAACTTTGTGATATTACATGGAAGCCTAGCGATATTGATCAGGGGGAGCTGTTTTAAATGAACCTTGAGAAATATAATCCATCGCCCACGGTCAAGGCCATTTACGAACATTATGAGGCCAGCCGCGATAACGGCCACAGGGCGCATCTGGGCGGCTCACAGATAGGCAACCCGTGCAGTCGGGCATTGTGGTATCAGTTTCGCCACGCAAGCTCACAGAGTTTTGAGGGGCGTATGCTGCGCCTGTTTGAAACGGGTGACCGCGAGGAGGAGCGGATCGTGGCAAACTTGAGAGCAATTGGTGTCGAGGTGTGGGAGGTCGATCCAGAAACGGGCAAGCAGATTAATTACACGGCTTGTGGTGGTCATTTTGCTCTGTCGCTGGACGGCATTGGAATTGGCTTTCCAGAAAGCAAAGAGCCACATACGCTGGAATTTAAAACGATGAACGACAAGTCGTTTGCCCAAACAAAAATGAAGGGCGTCAGGATCAGCAAGCCACAATACTGGGCGCAGTGTCAGGTTGGAATGCATCTGGCTGACATTGATCGTTGCTATTTTTTTGCCGTGAACAAAAACACAGATGAGATTTATTCTGAGCGGATCAAGCGAGATCGGGCCGAGGGTGAGATGCTAATCAACAAGGCCAGCAATATCATTTTTGACGAAAAGCCACCGTCTAAAATCAGTCACGACCCGTCAAAGTTTGCCTGTCGTTTTTGCTCGTACATTCCAATTTGCCACGGTGGTGAATTGCCAGAAGTTAATGATCGGACGGACGCCCACAGCACCCCAGAGAAAGACGGCACTTGGAGCCGCAAGGAGGGCGCGGGGGGCCACCTGTTTAATCCATTTATGGTGCCTGACGATTGGGAGATCATAGACGCTGGAGATGATTTCGTCGAGTATCAGACCCCACATAGCGTCATTCGTAATCAGGACAATAGCGAAGAATTGAGGGAGAAGTTTAATGAAGACGCCAAGTGAAATGATGGATATCGTTAATGCTCTGTATTTAACTTTGCCAGACGAAATTGAGCAGGAAGAAATGGCCTGCATTTTTACGGTGCTGCTTGGAATGTTTGGGTTAAATTTGGAATGGCATAAAATAAAAGATCGTGTGTCCAATAATGTTGCAGATAACATCTCAGCCGATTTGGACGCTGACGAAATAGGTGTGCCGATTATGAGCCAAAAGACAATCTTGAAAGCGCAAAAAGATGCTGATGACTTTCTGGGGAAAATTGTAAAATGACCTTTGAATTACGCGATTACCAAAAAGAAGCTGTCGATGGCTTGTACAATTATTGGGCGAGTAAGTCAGGACACAATCCTCTTATAGTCGCACCCACTGGGTCAGGAAAGACGGCAATTATAGCGCAGATCGTAAAAGACGCTATGTCATTTGCTGGCACCCGTGTGATGATTGTGACGCACGTCAAAGAGCTTTTGGAGCAGGGGGCCAATGGCCTGCTGAAAATGTATCCAGATGCTGATTTCGGCGTTTACAGTGCGGGGCTGAAACAGAAGGTCTTAGACAGGCCCATTACCTTCGCAGGCATCCAGTCGGTCTGGGAACGCGCCTATGACATCGTTCCTGCACCAGACCTGATCTTAATCGATGAGGCGCACATGCTGCCCAAAAACACTGAGACGCGATACAACAGGTTTATTGCTGATCTGAAAGTGTGCAACCCCGCGATTAAAGTGGTGGGTCTGACAGCCACGCCGTACCGGCTCGACACAGGCTATCTCCACAAAGGCGAGGGCGCTATCTTCGACGGCATCGCCCATGACATTCCAATAGATATGTTGATGGAGCAGGGCTACCTGTCGCCTGTCATTAGTAAAGGTGGTCTGAACCAGATCGATCTGACCAACGTCAAAAAACGGGGCGGTGAGTTTATTGAGAGCGACCTTGCCACGGCTGCGTCCGATCCCGAATTGGTGAGAAAAACTGTCGAAGAAATCGTGGAACTGAGCGAGGATCGCAAAAGTTGGTTGGTGTTTAGCAGCGGCGTCGATCACGCGCATATGTTGGCAAATGAGTTTGAGTACCACGACATTGAGGTCGCTGTGATCACTGGCGGCAACAGCAACAAAGTAAGACAGAAAACCATTGCCGATTTTAAGAGCGGCAAAATCCGCTGCCTAATTAATGTAAACGTCTTAACGACTGGATTTGATCACCCTGCCGTAGACGTTGTTGCGCTGGTTCGGGCCACAGCATCTGCTGGGTTGTATGTCCAAATGGTTGGGCGTGGCACTAGGATTGCCGAAGGAAAGACTGATGCCCTCATTCTGGACTTCGGCTCGAATGTACAGCGTTTGGGGTTTATAGATAGGGTAAAACCCAAAGATAAATCCGCAGGGGTGACTGAAGGTAAAGCACCTGTGAAACAATGCAAGTCTTGCCAGACGATGTGTTTTGCGGCGGCACTCCAATGCCACGCCTGCGGCCATGAGTTTCCACCCCCAACATTAAATCACGGCTCCAGCAGTTATGATGGTGCCATGCTGTCGGGCCAAGCAAAACCCGAATGGGTAGATGTGGACAGTGTTCTTTATCATCGACACCGAAAGGCGGGGAAGCCTGATTCGATCAAGGTCACGTATTACGCTGGTCTGCGATCTGTAAACGAATGGCTCTGCCCAGATCACGGGGGCTATGCGGCCAGTCGATACCAAGCGCGGCGGTCACTGCTGGCCTCTGGGGCTGACACAACCGACGAGGCAATGGACGAGTGTCACTTTTGGAACTGGCCCAGCCGAATTAAAATAAAACCCTCGACACACAACCCGAAATATTTTGAGGTTGTGCAGTTCGATTACAAAAAAGTGGAGAGAAAAATTGAAAAGCAAGAAGGGCCATACGCTGATTGGGGTGTCGAAGACATACCGTTTTAAGCACTCTGAGCATTCAGAACAGGTGGGGTTTGTGAACTGGTTTCGCGCCAAATATCCGCACACGCTGATCTTTGCGATCCCAAACGGTGAGAAGCGTAGCATATCTGTGGCGACACGGCTGAAGGCCGAGGGGGTCACTAGAGGGATACCCGATCTTTATATCCCCTCCTGCAATTTGTGGGTGGAAATGAAAAGGGCCACGGGCGGCAGGCTGTCTCCCGACCAGAAAAAAGTTATCGAATATCTGAGATCAGTGGGCCACACTGTAATTGTTGGAAAGGGCGCAGGCGATGCGTCGAAGCAAGTGCTGGAGTTTTTGGATGGATAAAGTTCTTAAATATAAAAATATAGAACAAGACGAAATAACTGAAAAAGTATCTAGAAATTTTGATTATGATTTCAATGGCATTTCTGAATGTGCAGTTCCAACTCTTTTAGAATTGCCGACAGATTTTAAAATTGGTTTAATTGTCGGGCCGTCTGGAAGTGGAAAGTCCACTATGCTCAAACTATTTGGCGAAGAAAAAGCGCCACAGTGGCATGACAACAAGGCAATAGTTTCTCATTTTAATGACGCAGATGACGCGCAAAAAAAACTAAGCGCAGTTGGATTGAACAGCATTCCAGCTTGGTTCAGACCATATAAAATACTTTCTACAGGCGAAAAATACAGAGCGAATTTAGCCAGACAATTAAGTGATAATGCAGTGGTTGATGAATTTACCAGCGTTGTTGATCGGTCAGTTGCTAAGTCATGTTCCGCAGCGTTGAGCCGATATATAAAAGGCAGTGGCATACATTCAGTGGTATTTGCTTCTTGCCATTACGATATAATTGAATGGCTTCAACCTGATTGGGTTTATGATACTCTAACGAAAGATTTTCTTTCAAGGGGGTGTCTTAGGCGTCCCGACATTAAACTGGAAGTCATACCTTGCAGGGCGGCAGCGTGGTCAATCTTCCGCGACCATCACTATCTCTGCGGAAACCTCAATAAAAGTGCAAAACACTGGGTATGCCTATGGGGATCAGATGTCGTTGGATTTACCTCAGTGTTAACGATGCCCAGCGGAACGCTGAAAAATGCGTACAGAGGACATAGAACCGTAGTCTTGCCTGATTACCAAGGGTTGGGAATAGGTGTCCGAATGAGTGACGCCATAGGTCAAATTCATATTGAAGAAGGTAAGAGATACTTCAGCAAAACCACCCACCCAAGAATGGGAGAGTACCGAAATAAATCTGCCAAATGGAAATCGACTTCTAAAAATATGAAAATTCGGTCTTTGACAGGTGAAAACAGAAATTTTAATTGGGTGCCAAGAAATGTTTTTTCTTATTCTCACGAATACATGGGAAACCAATGACAAAATGGAGGCTGGATAAATTGATACACCGAGATGAATATCAGATGGTGATCGAACACAACAAACGCTTGGAGGCTGACAATGCTGGCCTCCGAGAGCAGATTAAATTTTACCGCAAAAAGCTGCTGAAGGAGAGGCTAAATGAAGAAGAAACTAACGCCAGCGCATGACGCTGAATTGCGCCATTTGAGGGGCCAAGTGGATCGTCTGGAGCGAGAGGCTTATCGAAATAGTCCAGTGCCAAATTCACAGAACGATTTGTGGATGGCGAGACAGGAACTGAAAAACTTTGTCAGCGGATTGCGACAAAACGAATACCAAATCTGAGGGAGAGAGCAGATGACAGAAGCAAAGAAATGGCTAGAATTTGAGAGATTGCAGGCAAGCAGGAAAGGCCCAGACGGCACACCTTTGCGGCCACCGTTGCCGTGCGATATGGGAGCGCCAAAGCCCAGCCGCACAGATACTGGCGCGTTTACTCCGATATTAAAGGCGCTAGAAAGGCACGGGCCAATGACCAGTAGAGACTTGGCGCGGCTGCTAAAGAAAAACTCACACAATATTTGTGGAACAATTCGCCACGCCGTGGCGGCTGGATTAATTGATCAGACCCCTCACTCTATCCCAAGAGATGAAGACGATAAGACAAACGGCCACATGGATTGCTGGCTGTACCATATCGCAGCATAAGTTGCATCGGGGGAAAGTCGCCCATTTTGGCTTCCCCCCATTTTCCCCCCATATATTCCCCCCATATATTAATTAAATATATTTAATTTGTATTCCGCTATTGTATCTCCGATCAGAATGCCTATATGTATTAGGTAAGATCAAAAACTCAAAAAATGGAGAGACCCAATGTTCAAGAAATTCGCAATCAAAGTTACTAGCAGATTTATCGCCGCGCCAGAAGCCAATACACAAGAAGAATATGTTATTGAGTATAAGGCAAAGCGTGACTTTCTTCGCCGTTCAAACAGCCCACGGGCCACTTGGAGTACCGCTGCTGAAGCTGAAGCGGTAATCGAAGAGCTTCCAGTACGCCGTGCTGGTGCTTTCCCACAAAAACATTCTTACGAGATCGAAGAGATCAATTACACTCACGCCAATCAGAACGGCTATAGCGATACAACACCATTTGAGATCGTGCGTGTTGTCTCCAACAAAACAATCGAATTGCGCTCCATGAGCGCAGAGCGGCACCCCGACTGGAAGCCTGAGTTTGTCTCAGGTGGCTTCGCTGGTCATTGCACCAACAATGGCGATCAGCGCAACGCTTGGGTCATTAAGTCAGACCCAGAAGGCTACACAGTTCGCGCTCGTCTCCAGAAGGACGGTTCGTGGAAAAGCAGCCACGGGCGTCACAGCCTTCATACTGCGGCTATCAAGCACTACGACTACAACTTCTAATCCAACGGGGGGCTTCGGCCCCTCATCCAACGATCTAGAAAGGATCAAAAAATGAAACTCTACACCAACGCAAAAGGCCAGTGGGTCGGAACGCAAGCCGAGGCCAAAACAATTGGCGCGGAGCAGACTGAAGTTCCCACCGACAAGCCCAGCTTGCTGGCGTGGCTCAATAACAGGACAGAGGCTGCAAATGCCCTTGGCCTGCCAGCGGAGCCAATGCCAGCCCCAGTGGTCACTGAGAGGGTGACAAGCCACCCACAGGGCCGACCACACCCTTGGGTGACCATCAGGGAGTGCGCTGAGAAAGCGGCTCTGAAAGACCTCTCTGTGGCTCTGGCGATCTACATGAACCGTGTCGATGAATTGCTGGACGATCAATAAAAATATTAATTAAATGTATCTGGGGGTATTGTATTCCCAGATATACTTCTTATATGTATTAGGTAAGATCAAAAATCAAAAATCAGGAGACAAAAAATGAAAATCACTAAAGCAGCCATCCAAGCCTTAGCCACCCAATCGGTCAAAGATCAGTATGCTCTTGAAACCGATAAGGTCATTTATCTGGAAACCGTTATTGATGATGGCGGGTTTGACATCAGCCTGACTGACCGCCCCGATCAATGGGATCGCTGCATCGAATGGCTTGAAAACGCCATCGCTGCTAGATGGACGGCTGCACGTTATTTAGTTTGACAGGGGCCACCGCCCCATCCACCCACCATCCAATTAGGAGACCATCCAATGCTTCCAAGAACTGCCCAGTCCCACACCCCGCTCCGCACCAGCAAGAGCCGCCACACATGGTGCGGCCCATACGCCGTTGCTGTGTTTCTGCGTCAGAACTATGACGCCGCCTATGACGCCTGCCTGCAATTCACATATCGCGGCAAGATCACGGGCATGAGCAACAGCCTGATGAAAGTTGTTATGGGTGCTAACAACGTCGAGATGACGTTTCACTACAAGCGCGAGATCGGATCGTATGCCAGAGACAATGCCACGCTGGCAGCTTGGCTCAAGACCCGTGATCGCAAGAAGACCTATCTGGTCAACATCACGGGCCACTACATTGTGGTGTCGGGCGACAAGACCATCGACAACCAGTCTGGCGAGTGGCACAGCGTCCGTAAATCCAAGCACCGCCGCAAGCGCGTGGCCTACGCTTGGGAAATAAAAGCACCCCATTGATAAATTAATTAACGATACCTCTTGATATATCTTGGGGTATCACTATATGTATTAGGTAAGATCAAAAATTCAAAAATCCAAGGAGACAGAAAATGAGCCGATATTTAACAGAAAATCAAATCGACATCTTGGCCGAGGAGGCCGTTACTAATTATGAGCTTTCTTGCGATTGGGGGAGCGCAGCGTTGGCCGCGCATGAATATTCCGCAGATGAGTTTGGAGTTCGCCCTCGCCCAGCCGCGATCCGTTTAATCGTCAAACGCGCCATTCTAATTTGGCAAGCCGAAACGATCCGCGTCAAAGCCGCCATCGCATAACCCAACGGGGGCCATCGCGCCCCCACCAACCAAGGAGAGAAAATATGAAATACGAATGGGAAGATGAAATCGATCTGGAGGGTATACTGGAGCGGATCAATGAGCCGCTGCCCCTGCACCTTTCTGTGATTGGCCTTGCAGTGGTTAACACAGATCACGTCGAGGCTTGCTTGCAAATTGAACAAGACTGGATTGGCAATGAAATGATGCAGCTTGACGTGATGCAAGACATCAAGGGCGATGCCTCTACCGCCTATGAAGAGTGCCGCAAGCGCCCAGATCAGGAGACAGGCCAATGATCCCCTGCCCAGAATGCGACCACACCGATTATCACGGCAAGGTCGAAAAGGAAGTCCACCAGCGTTTCGGTGGCACACTGGAGCCTGTTGGCGAATGGGTTGATTGCGATTACTGTGATGGCAGTGGCGAAGTGGAGGAGGATGAAGATGAGCGATAAAACAGTGGTTGAATTTCCATCTCTGTCCGATTTGGATCGGCAGTTTGAAGAGCTTGAAAGGCAGCGTGAATTGATCAGGGAGCAGGCGCGACAGCTTGCTGCTGTTCACAAGCCCAAATAGCCGCTATAATGCCCCTAAT